AGCAGGTGCAGGAGCTGGAGCAGGAGCTGGAGCAGGTGCAGGAGCTGGAGCAGGAGCTGGAGCAGGAGCTGGAGCAGGAGCTGGAGCAGGTGCAGGAGCTGGAGCAGGTGCAGGAGCAGGTGCTGGTGCAGGAGCTGGAGCAGGTGCAGGAGCAGGTGCTGGTGCATCCCAATAAATTGTTATTTGTGCATAAGAAGGTGAACCTGGCCAGCCAGGGTAATGCCCGTCACTATCTGCCGCTAAAGCTCTTACAAGTACAGTTTGCGGACCTGTAAAAGATAAATTACCGGTAGTTGTATATGTGGATGTTGGGCTAAAACTGGCATTTATAAAAGTAGTCCAGGAACTACCACCATCTAAAGAATAATCAGCTGAAACTGCATCTAATATACCACTACTAGAATTTCCTGTTATTTGGATAAAAGCTGTAACATCAGAACTGTAATGCTGACCATCAGAAGGGCTATCTATACTTATGGTAGGGTTTGACGGTGGAGCAGGAGCCGGTGCAGGAGCTGGAGCCGGTGCAGGAGCTGGAGCCGGTGCAGGAGCTGGTGGTGCTGGGTCTGCAGCTTGTATAGTAGCGTTAACATCATATGTTCTATCAAAACCATCTATAGGGGGAAAATCTATTGTAACGTCTAATATAATAACGTCGCCACTTGCATAAGTTTGTGTGGATGTTGTTGTACCAGTTGTTGGTGGTGTTGTATTTGCAGCTGCTACCAAATCACTTTCCACTGTATATGCATCAGCTTCAGTTGCTGGTTGTAATCCCGCTGCAGCTATTTCATTAGTAAATTGTGTCCATATATCAGTAACATACAGCGCATTCTGTGTACTAGTATTGTAGTAAAGTAACGAGTCTTTTGTAGTTGGTCCGTATGTTGCCATATTATGGTAGTATTACTAAAGTATAACTATCTAGCAAATTAATGTTAGGTCCTCCACATAGTTGTGAAACCCATGTAGTTGTTACACCTTGATTATTATCTGTTGTACTGGCTCCATTAATAGGTATTAATATATTATCACCTGTATTAATACAGATTTTACCTTTGTTAATATTTACCCCGTTATTGGATAAACTTGCTATAATAGTAAGGTAATCAATCATATCTATATTTACATAAAATTTATGTAAATACAAATGATATATTGACATTTTTACACTTTGTCTGGATAAGCCCAGTGCATAAACAACTGTATTATACATTGATCTGGTTCACATACTAAAGGTTCTCTCCAATGTTCCATGTTAGTTCCAAGAATTAATAAACCGTCCCCTACCTTTGTATCTGCATTAATCTCGTTACCTTTCTTATCTATTGCATATAAAGGCCATGGCTTGTCTAATGTGGAAAACAACGTTAAGGATAGTGTATAATCTAACCCTGGCCTATCTTTATGCTTACCCAGCATCCCACCATTATAATAAATTCTACAATAAGTGTGTTGTGGTTTCCATTTTATACCAATCTTATTAGCTATTGGCTCTGAAACTTGTTTTAAATAATTGTCAAGTTTTTTAATATTACCTAAACCAAAAGACGGCCTATACACGTTTGGATCAGCATTCGGTGCTGCTAACCATGCCTTTTCTTCTAATGTCAATCTATTACTGGCTTTTAAAAATAACATTTCTTTAGCAAAATCTTCACAAACCTCTTTACTAATAAGGTTTGTAAGGTAGGTATAACCTAGTTCATCAAACTCTTGTGCATTTTTAGATGATATAAAATCTGGTATTGTATATTCCATTAAGCAAATTTGTTTTCTCTAACCCAAATAACTGCAATATATTTAGTACCTTCAATTACTGGTAAACCTGCATGTCTTGATTGCATATATAAAGTACCATCTGGTAACATATTTCTCCATATAAATAATTTACCTGATTCAGGTGTAATTTTTAAGTTAAGATCTGGAAAATTTGTTTCACCACCTAAAAAACCGTCATTAAGATAAAGTATAGCTGTGAATACTCTATTACCACCTCTTTTAAAATGTTCTTCATAATTTGCCATAGCTGGGGTAAAAAAATCATGATGTGTATCATATTTACCACCTACCCCATATCTTACAAAATGTGTAGTCTCTTGGTTTTCTACAGGTAAACCTGTTATGCCTGCAACTATTTGTTTTAATCTATCATTTAAAAAATTAGGTTCTTGAATCCACGTACCATCTCCAACCCTAAATACTATTTTTTCGTTATCTCCTATTACCCGTAATGGTGGAAGCCCTTTATCATATTTTGTAATAAACGTATTTAGCTCTTCTTTTAAGAAAGGGCTTACAAATTCATATGTATTTTGTTTCATATATTAATATCTTATAGTATATAGTGCATTTAATTAATAAAACCATATATTGATAAAAACTTTTTAAAATTAAATAGCTTTTAATGATAAGCATACCAATAGCTGTTTATAATAATACATTTAAATGGCAATTAAATCTTTTTTGGTTTAATCATAAAATTGTTTACGGGGAAAATGCAAGTAATAAAACAATGCCTGTTTTAATAAAACGTAACTATAAACATGAGCTGAAAATGGAAAAATTTGATTGGGGGATTGATGTGCCGGTAAAAATAAGTGAAGCCTATTTTGATTATTTTCTAGGTTTAGATAAAGAGGCTTATTTACCAATTAATATTCAAACTGGTCTTTATCAAATTATTAATTTATTTGAAGATAATCAAGTTATAGAATTATTAGATTGTGATATGTTTCATTTAAAACCAGCCCCTGATATTGAAATAGCAGATGATGAATTATACGTTTCAACAATATATGAAAATTGGCATTTGTTTAGTTTAACTACTAATATTGGGGTAATAAGTGGCTACACTCAAGGCAATACTCATTACTATAACGGTGGTTTTGTACCTATAATAGGTAAAGCAAAAACATTTAAAAAAATATTATTAGATTGGATATTTTTTCATAAAAATATTGTGGATAATAATACAAATAATTCAATTATTAGTTGGTGGGCTGGGATGTATTCATTACAAGCTGCTTGTGAACAAAATAAAATAAAAATGATAAGTAAAGATTACTGTTACGTACCTAATGTAAATACACTAACTGATAATCATTATATTGTTCATTACTCTTGTGATCCTATTTTCAATAAAAACAAAATAAATAATTTAGATCTCACTTTATTTAAAAGTAATATATTTTATGATAGAGTTAAACAGTGGTTGCAGGGTAATGCTATAATTGTTAAATAAGTTACAAATTATTCTACTATTATATTATTCAGGATAGTCTGATTATATAGGAATGGAAACTTATAATATGGTAATTGTGTATTAGATGTAATCACCTGTATATCAACATCAGAATAATTAGGATTAAACATCAGTAATGATAAGTTATTACTTCTTACTGTAGTACCATCAGATAATACCCTTAGTGTATAAAATGTTTTTACTCCATTTAGGCTTAATATTTGTGAAACTAAACTGCTTACATCAATTAACTGACCTAATGTACAATTTTTAGAATTAAAATATGTTTGAAATAATGTATTAACGTTATCTTTTAATGAATTAACATCAACTCTTACATCATTTGTTTTTTCAATTACTAGGTATGTACTCTTATAAATATCCATATTAGGTGTTTCACCTGGTTGTAACAATCCTAAATTAAATGCTGTATAAACTGGGTCTTCAGGAATTAATTCCATGTTTAATGCTTTCATATCCATCATTGAAGATATAATAACGTTCTTTTGTGAATTTTGTAAGAAGTATTGATTGTTATTAGCATCAACTGTTTGAATTGTTGGTACCATAAACAGATATATGTTATTATCTTGACCGGCTTGTGAAAAATTTACCTCATTAAACAAGAATCTTGGATCTTGATTAGGTCTAGTTAACCCTAAATCATAAAAGTACTTCATATAGCCATTAATAAATTGATTATTGTTAACAGTAATTGAACTATTGACTATATTACTAAAATTAGTCTTTATAAAAGATAAGAAGTCCTGTGCAGTTAATAATCTATTTTGACTAAAAAATGATTTTGGTGCATTGTTTTGAATATCTGTAACACCTTCTGGTTGGTTTGGTGGTGATGAAGCTATTGAATTGGTAAATGATAGTAAAGAAGCTTGTGTTGGTGTCAGGTAATTTAAATCCTGGTTCAATACTTGTGATCCAATACTTAAAAATTGAGGTGTTGTATAAAAGTTTAACGTGTTGTTGTTTAATTGATTAGCAGATATTACACCAGCTGCCCCGTTACTCTGTATATAGTAAACGTATACTAAATCACCTGGGTTTAATATTTGCCCAAACACCCCATTACCAAATTTAATTTCGTAATAGCCATTTTCATTATATCTTAATTCATAAACTGCAGAAGTACTGGTCTCTAAAAATACTGATTGTGTTAAATTAAATTGTGTGTAGTTACCAGTAATAGAATTCTGCACATAAACGTTAATACTACCCTGGTCAATATTAACTGGGGTATTTGTTACGTTATTTTTTACAACTAAAGTGAATACTTCAAATGGTGCACCTGTTGATGTCTGTGCTGGGTACTCAAAATAAGGTCCTTGATGTAAAAGATTTTCCTGGTAAAGACTTGTAAGGTCTTCCATTGCACTTGTAGCTTTTGAAAATGTAACATCATTTATAAAAGAGTAAACAATACCATTTGCAGTAAAATATGAATATCTTGGTATGGTGTAGATGTTGGCTGGTAAGGCAGCTGCAGCGGTTGTTTGGAATGAAAGTAAAGAGGTTCTATAACCAGTTGGTTTATAGTTAATAAGCTTTACTATACGGTTCATATTTTCGTATATTGTAGCTTCATTAAACATTGACTCACTACTAGTCTGGTTTAGGTAGAAAAGTAGGTAATGGTATGAAAGAGCAATAACGTCAGTTATGGCGTTTAAGTTACTACCTTCAAAATTCTGATCAGTGAACACTCCTCCTTGGTTAAGCCTGTTAATGATGTACTGTTTTAGAGTTAGTGCATCAAAAGACGTATAGCTTGCTTGAGGTAAAGTGTAATTTGTTAATTGATCTGCCATAATTGTATTTACGAGTTATTAATGTAGAATCCTGACTTATCTAATGTACCAACAATAGTAACTTGTTGGGTGCTAAATCTAGGTACTGTAATTGAAAGGGTAATAATGTATTGATATGAGTCAAAAACTGGTGTAACGTTAACATTATTCAAAACCACTCTAGGTTCATATTGATTAATACCTTGGAATATTGCATTACCAATAGATAAAGCTCTGTCGTTTGTGCAAGGTAAAAAAACAAGGTCACCAAAATTGATGCCAAACACAGGATTTAAAGGTTTTTGACCTGGAGTCGTTGTTATAATGCTTACTATACTGTTGTATATGGCCGCTAAATTGTTATCCGCTTGAATATCAAGTATTTGCTGCTGTTTAAACAACTGATTGTTATAGGTACTGCCAACAACTACATCTAAATGCAGGTCAGAAAATACAGTGGCGTTATTTCTAGTGCTAAACGTGTTAGCTATAGGTTGTAATGAAATAGTTGCCATTAATATTATTTAGATGGGAAATAGAAATATACTATTATAGCTTAAATAATAAATATGGCTAAGAAGTTTCTAACTCTTGTAGAGAATAACATTACTCGTTATAATAACGGTGGTATATTGGTAGGTGACGTTGTATTGCCAGTTAAAAATCTTAAGAGTCACCCAGCATTTAAAATGTTAGCTCCAGAAGTACAGCAATATATTGCTGATTTCTTTGCAATGAAGAAAAATGTAAGAGTAACAAACATCAAAACTAAGTACCCAACAAGTGCTCCTAATGATGAAGATAATAGAGGCATTTCTTTCTACTTAGAGTTAAGTCATGAGTTAGCTCCTGGTCTATATGATCAAGCTAACAAGGTAACAGTACCACGTGAGTTAGTTTATCTTAACAATTCATATTCTAACTTACCTCCTACTGATGAATACAAGCATAAAGAAAAGAGAACACGTTTAGCTAAAGTAGTTCAAGGTGAGGAAGATGAAGAATCTCCTTATAACCCATACCTACAAACTTTATATTCTCAAGACGGTGATAAACTTAGAAAATCAGACACAACTTTGAGGAACGTTAATGTAACTTTACCATCGCAACCAGATAAGTCGATGAAAGACCCTAAAGTTAAAGGCTTTAGTTCAGTTGAAAAGCCTTTAAACAAGAAAATGTATAATTAAATTAATCCTTGTAGCTGGCATAAGCAAGCAAAAGCGTTAATTTCCTTATCTAAAACAAAAGCGTCCCTATAAAGATGATCAGCTATAGTAACAATAGCTTTTCTTTTACTATCTTCCTTTAAGTCGGTCTTTTCATACAGAGTATTAAGGAACGTTTTAAGTAAATTTGCATAGTCTCCTTGGAATTCAGCTTCATTTTCAATGAGATACTTTCTAAGTTCCATTAACTTATTGGAACTAATATGCTCTATCATAACTTTAGCTATAGCATTACTATCAATAGTGTCTTCAATATTAAGCTTTCCAGTGACACTATACTTTTGTACTAGATTTATAGTCTTTCTAATATCGTGGTAGTTTTCTCTGAATAGTTTACCTAGTTTAGCTTTTTGTTCAGATGTAATATGTACACCTTCCTTTTTTATAATTTCAATTACCCTTTCCACTACATCAGCCATTTCAGGGGTAAGATCAAAATGCTGTGTTCTACTTTGTATAGCGGGTATAATCTTATGTTTATAGTTTGCAGTTAGTATAAACCTAGTATAACCACTATGTTCTTCCATAGTATTACGTAACGCTCTTTGACCATCTAAGGTTATACCATCAGCTTCATCTAATATTACCACCTTTACTTTACCATCGATGCTCCTTGTTTGCGCAAAGTTACTTACCTTAGTTCTAATAGTGTCAATACCGTTTTCATCGGATGCATTGATATAAAGATATTGACACTTTAGAACATCTTGTACTATAATTTTAGCTATAGTAGTTTTACCAATACCTGGTGTACCAATAAACAGCATATTTGGTATTTCATCTTTAAGACCTTCAAAGTAGGTTCTATTCCAAGATGATAGTACCAGATCTCGTAACTCATGAGGTCTGTATTTTTCTGTCCAGAGATTATTAAACATTTTTATGTATTGTGTATTGTACTGGCTTGTCAGTTGGATATATTTTGCTTATTTTTTCTGCATCAGAAGAACCAAAACCTTTTTCACCACGTTGAGTCTCGCTTACTTGATCAGTCCATTCTACATCTGCTTGGATAAGTGGATAAACAATTAATTGAGCAATTTTATCACCTGGATTAAAACTCTGATCCTCTCCTGTAAAATTATATAACTTAATACCCATATCTCCACGATAAGGATTATCTATAATTCCAAAATGTGGAAAGATACTTCTCTTAAACCCAACACCTGACCGTCCTTCAACTCTAATCCAATAGCCTGGTGTAATATAAGCTAATTTAAGACCTACCGGTACTACTGCACTACCACGAGCTGGTATAATAACTTGTTCCACTGCAGTTAAATCTAAACCACTATCACCAACATAAGGATCAGCATGGTTAAACTTAGGTAATACAGCCAAGTCATGTGTTTTTACAAATTTTATGGAAACTGGAAACATATAACCTATAATAGACTATACGATCTTTAAATCAACCAGTTATTGGATAAGTATTTATGATGGCTGATACAACAAACTCTCTTAATAGTGCTGTAGATGACTTAGTAAAGCAATTACAGGGTGGTGTTACCTCTAAAAAGGACACTGAAACGGGAACTTTAGATAGAGATAACTTGGAAAAGTTCCTATTTTCACAGGCTGAAAAGCTAATAAAGGGAAGTGTTGAGATGGTTGCAGATGTTCAGCAGTATGTGGCTGGTGCTCCAACCCCAGAAGATGTGTCTGCATTAGCTACGTTAATTGGTTCCTCAGCTGCTGCAATTGAAACTCTTAATAAGGTAATGATTAGTAATAAGAACCTTGAAGCTAAGTTTAAACTCAAGCAAATGGACATTGATAGTAGGAAAGAACTACAACAAAACGACATTAAAGGGAAATTACTAATGAATAGAGAGGAACTTCTTAAGAAGTTAATTGATGATTCAAAGACTATTAACGTTGAAGTGACTCAAGCTCAAGAAGTACCTAAGACTGCGCTTGAAGATAAGATTACTTGATCAAGTACATTCTTAAGTGAATCAACTTGTACTTGAACACCTTCCAGGTTAGTAATATTGTACTTGTAATACACAGCTGTTCTTTCTGGGTCTTGATCTCTTGGATTTAACCCTTCAAAAAACAATATAAAATCAGATATTACATTTAAAGTTACCTGCATTGCAACCATAAAGTCGTGGTGATTAGCAACAGCTCTCTTATAATACAACACATCATTGATTAAATTAGTGCCGTGTGATGTTTGTGCAGTATTTGCATTAAGGTTACCGGTTTGTAAACCAACTAAATTGTTCCTTAAAAGAGGGTCTCCATAAAAACTAAACATTTTTAAAATAGTTTTTTCATTTAATGATACTTTATTTAAAAGAGTTGTTGGTATATTGATTGGATAAAAATAGTTTTGTGTGTATATGTCAAAATAAGGAACAGTATTGTCATCTAATATGGTAGATGTTTCAATAGTAAAGCCAATGTCATCGGAAAATGGTGCAAAGAAACTGTTATTAGTTATATTTTTACTAATAGTGGTTCTATATGATTCTGATAATGACAAATATTTTTCTATAAAGTAATTTATAAACTGATTATCTAACTGTTTAGTTCCTGAAGGTATTATTTTACCATCTACCAATTGATAATCAGGAACAGTAAAATCTGTTTTGTTAAGTTCATTGTATAATACGGTGTAAGATGATAGTACATTAGTAGTTACAAGGCTTCTATTAAACTTTATGTTTTCATTTATCTCAGCCAAGTAACTACCTAGTGTGCTTAGTAAATTAGTACTTGTATTGTAAAAGTTTAAGCTAGTAGCTTGTACAATTCCTACATAATCTGGTAATAATGAATTAGGTGAACTCATGGTGTATTTTCATTAAATTTAGGGTCATTAAAATGATATGTTTTAACTGCTAGTATCTTATTTATAAACTGATTGTTACCAACAAACTGATAATCGACTTGCAGTATAAAGTATATACCAAGGAACTTACTATCAAAGTCATTATCTATATAGTTACCTGTTCTGTCTATACTGATAAACAACCCTGGTTTACGCTGAAAGCCGCCTTGCACTATAATCTCAACACCTATATTAAGTTTAAGTGCCCTTTTTAGTATTTCATTTCTACCAACTGCTATTTTTAAAGTGTCATTATCTTGATTGTAAATTAAAAACCTATTTTCAAAGTTTTGATTTGTTTTTTGGGTGTTGTTTATAATAAAATGCGGTGAAGGTAGGTTATTTTTACCTTTCATAGGCTGTACATAAAGGGAAGTAAAATCTTTTTTTACCTTTTCTACATCACCATCTACACTGTTAACATTGAAAGTTCCTCTATCAAAGTCGTAATTATGAACCAACACTGTTTTAATCTTTTCTTGAAACTCTTCACCTGGAGAGTTAAAAAATTTAACTTCTTGTATATCGCTAGTTTCACCTAACTCTAAAGCATGTAAAGGTTTTTTAATATCATTTTGAATTACATTATTGTTAGTTGTAGTGCCACCAGCTATAGTTAAATTTTCAACATAGTATGTGGAACCGGAATTGGAACTCTTATTATACGCTTTAGTAAAAATACTACTTGCGCTTTCTAGTGAATACTCGCCGTTAAAAAACCCTTTACTTAGGAACGAAAAATCTTTAGCTGCATCATTAGAGGCATGAAACCCATACATATACATTAAATCATCATATGCAGTGTAATCATTTGGAGATGAATAGAATATTTTAGTTGAGCCAGTTTCAAAGTAAGGTGAAACTGTTGTATTGCCTGATAATGAAGTAAATACTGCTCCAGGAGCTCCTAATCCTTTTTGTAAAATGTATTTCATACAACTACCTGTTGGTGCTCTTCTGTTTAAATCATCTAAAAATGCAAGATTTGTGGGTGGTAGTAAATCGGTAGTTGAAAAGAATATTTTTCTATTTCTTAATAAAATATAATCCAAATCTAACAACGTGTACTTTTTAGCTTTGCCAGTGTCAGTCATTATATCTGTTTCATCAGATAAAACAAATATATATTGTAACCCAAACACGTTATTGTAGTTTAAACTATTTTGATTGTAAGGAGATTGGTCTGGTGTTTGTGTTGGATCTACTGGTATAATACTTAGATATAATAAATCTCTCCCATCTCCTCTCGTTCTATAACCAACAATGTCCGGTGTAGTGTTTGCTGCAAATTCTTTATTGGGCTGTGATAATTTAAATCTTTCTATAACGTCTTCTGTATTATCTACTACTATATGCCCTTCCATAAAAGGGGTATACACATTATTTGTAAGTTTTAAATCTATAATAGCATCTTTTTGAAAACTTACATAGTAACCATCAGGGTTTGTAAAAGTAGCCCTGAATATATAATTCTTTTTATTGATGATATACTTAAAAAGATTATACTTGGATTGTTCTGCTGTAAATAGTGCGTCATTTCTCATTGTAACTGTTGAGTAATAGTATCAAGGACCGCTTTAATATAATTTGGTTTAATAATTTTTAGTGTTTTACCAGAATTGGCTATATCAAAAGGGTTTTGTATATTGTTAATAATGCATATTAGCCACCACAAATATGTAGTTCCATAAGCCTGATAACTCAACGTGGTAAAAGGTGTGTTAGCCTGATAAACAACAGTAAAAAACACATCATCATTAATGTTACTAGGAACATTAATGTTTTTTATTATATTATAAAAATAGTCTTGGTTTTTATCTAATGTTTGATAAACTTTAAATATGTTTTCATACCTATACAGATCTAGGTTAGGTAAATTAGGGTTATAATTTTGATATGTTCCAAAGTCCATAATTTTACCCTACTGTTACCCCGTTTATACCACCTGGGTTTATACTTGCATACATAAAATTCCTTGTTTCTTCATTCATACCAGTTAAGGTGATAGTAACTTCATAAGCATCTGGTATAATGGCCTGTATTGTAGTGGTACCTTGTGATTCCCCAGCTGGTGGTACAGGGACATTTAAAGGCATTAAACGTCTTGCACCTAAAAAGTTTACAGTTAATTCACTAATATATGCATAAGGCATGAATGTGTTACCTGGTATGTTAACTTCGTATATTACTGGCATATCAATAATAGATCTTGTTACTCTACCGGGTTTATTTTGGTAAATCAAACCAAATAAAAGTTGCCAATTTGCAGAAATACTGTCTGCAGTACCTGTATTAAGTAATGGAAATTTTATAGTAACATCTTTACCTTGATCTCCCATACTAAACTGTTTTGCTTTTTCAATATATACGCCTGGTGCTAAAGCATTTACAAGATTAGATACATTACTTGCAAAAGATTCTAGTCCCCCTACTATACTATTTAAAATGTTATCACTACCACCATTAAAACTTACTTTAGCTTGACCATAATTATCCCCAAAGTATGGTAATTTGTAGTTAAACCCTGTTGGTTCAACAGAATACAAATAATCGTATGGAGTTAATACTGAGTTATTAAATGTTTGTAACCCAGTTTTGTTTATCAAAAAGTCTTTTATACTTGATGAATTAAATGCTAGTTGTGTTTGCGGTAATCCTGTTTTATCTGTAACTGCATTAGAAACAGGCTGTAAAAAATTAGCTACCGCATTTGCTCCAGTATCATAAGCATTTACAGCTTTATTTATTAGGTAAGTTCCAGTTACAGTAGTTACATTATCTGTAACAGCAAATACTGAATTTGCTATATTTGAAATATTACTATTCGTTAACAAACGCTTTTCTTTTAAGTAAACAACAGGTACATCATCTCTTGATGTTTGTGGTGAAACTGTCCAATCAAAATCTTGCACAACATCAATAAATGTATCTACTGTAATACCACCATACACTTTTACTGGAAGTAAACTATTGACACTAGCGTTGTTGAAAGGACTGTTACTCTGTGTACTAGCTGTTGAACGTAAAAACGGTAAAGTATCAGTAGGTGATCTCTTTAAAAGATACCACAATATCCGGTTTGTTGATACATTAAATTCCGGTAATGTTACAACACCATTATTTCTAAAAGATTGTAATTGAGATGCTGTAGCCATACTAATATTTAAGTTACATTATTAAGTAACACCTTGCAGCGTTCTTAGTGAACCCAAACCTCCATAGTTATTAGTTGTTACTTTTGGTGCTGATATAACATTATTTGGTTTATTAGCATTGTTTTTCATTTCAGCTAAATATCTGTTACTTGATTGTAAAATGTCTATTTGTTTTTGTAATAGATCGTTTTGCATTCTTGTTAAATTTTTTAATAATGAGTTATTGTCAGAAGTTAGTTCAAAGTTTTTACTAAAATAATTGTCTAAAGCACCACCTGGTTTAAAACCTATGGTTGTATCGCTGTCAGCTGGTTGTATAATCTTGCCATCTGGGGTTTGTATAAAATCTTGTGTTTTTATTGGTTTAGTTGTATTAGCTAAATCTTTTATCCTTTCCAATTCAGATGTTGGTGCATTTTTATCACCTTCTGCTGTTGATTGTTGTTTAATATAGTTTAGTTCTGCTTTACCCATTTCATCTTCTGGAATATCGATTCCTAACATACCTGCAACTGCTGCTCTTGCACCAAACCAGGTTGGTACTAAATTTACTATCCATCTTAAAAATTTATTTTTAAGTTCTTTAGCAAAACTACTAAAAACTGTACTTGTTGTAGTTACCCCATACTGGTCTGTAGTGGTTTCTTTTGTTAATAACATGTCTTTTAAAACATTGACACCTAGGTTTACTAGGTAACCTATAGGTCCTCCAACTGTACCTATCATTTGACCTAATGATATTAAACCACCTACCCAATCACCATCTCTAAACGCTAAATACATATCTTTACCGTACATTATCGTATTAACAAACGGTATATAATAGAGTTTAGGTTCTAACCACTCCCACATTTTAACTGCCCAATCTCTAACTACAATTTTTTGACCGACCACCTCACCTTTGTCATTAGTTACATCCTCTTTACTAAATAAGAACGCATTTAATACATCTAAACCTAAAGATAGTCCGGTAAATATTAGTCCAGCTCCAGGTATCAAAGATATTATATTAAGTATACCAGAAACTATACTAATAACGCCTTTAGCAATGCCTGCTGACCCACCAATCTTAAATGCTTCATAAGCATCGTAAAAATTAAATAAAGAGCCAATAATAGGCAATTTTTTTAGTATACCAAAACTAAAAACCTTACCAATCGCTTTTAAAATAAATGCCATTACACTACCACCTGACCCTTTGGGTATTGTTTGTTGAACATTGCCTTGTTTATCTTTAGGCTCTAACAAATCTGCCATCAGATTCATTGCATTAAACATTCCGAATTTCCATGCTACGGGTATACCAGGTATTAAACCAATTAAACCTTGTAAAATAAAGTTTATACCCATAATTAAATCCCCACTATCAAAAGCTTTATAAGCATTCCAAAATGCTATTAAAGGTCCAATGATAGGCATTGATGGGCCTATTTTCTTTAATGCAATATCGCCTATTTTTTTAGCTAAATCTCCAAAACCTTTTTTAAAGTCGCCCTTTTTAAAATCGTCAAAAATTTTACCAAATCCACCTTCTAATAAACTTGATATAAAACCTGCTATAGCTCCTAAAATTAATAATCCTGGTCCAAGTAGTTTTGTTAACCAATCACCACCACCTTCTTTCTTTTCTTGTTCTTTCTTTTCTTTATTACCTTTACCAAATGCACTTACTAATTCATCATCTGCTTGTCTACCAAAACTTGAAATTATAACATCTTTAGGTTTTTCTACAACGGTGTCTTCTTTCTTTTCTTTTCTCTCACCCATATTTGCAAGTAACCTTTCAACTTGTTCATTAGTCTTTTTACTTGTAGCATTGTCATCAGACTTAGTTTTAGTTACCTTTTCTAACGCATTCTTCTTATTTTCCTTTTCTTTGTTTATTGTCTTATCTGCTAACTTATCAGATACTTTAGACAGTAATAGTATAGCATCAGCTAGTGTTTGTCCGTTTGTATCTGCCATTCAATTATTTAATGGCGCAATAAGGGCGCTGTTAGACTACAAAAAAGTTAGGAACTATATCAATATATGTATTAGTGTTAGGAATTCTTGTGTATTCCTTTTCTATATCACGCAATTTGTTAATTTGCTCAATAACACCTGTAAATTCTGATGAATCTAATGACTCTATTACCTGTATACCTTGAGCTATATCACTCTTAAGATCTAATTGATTGCCGGAGCTTTTAACTTCAATTTTATCTATAAACTTAAAAATTTCATATGAATAAAGGTCACTAATTAATGTTTTAAGCTTATTACTTTTTGAAGTCTCATCTTTATACTTACGTAATAGAATTGAGTTAATCTTATTATCGTATTCTATAGTAGGAGCACTTACATAAATCCTAAAATTTGCTGATTCCACTATAGTGGGTGTAAATTTACTAGTAATTAATTTGTTAGCAGCTAATATATCGCTAATGTTATAATTAACATCTTCAATGGTAATAATGTCTTTTAACTTAGAACGTAAAGCTAGGGCGAAATTGACTCTATCTATTGTATCGTATTTGCTAAGATTGTCTGGCAGGTTATCTTCTAATATTTTAGCAAAGGTATTATTAAAAAATAGTACTGAAAGGTTCGAATCAACTGCTGATTCAATAATAGTCTTTTGTTGTGATAAAGTTAATGTCTTTAATTGAACATCTAAACCGGCTGATGGTACGTATACAGATAATCCTGTTTTTACTTTCTTAATCTCGGCTAAAATATCATTAAAATTATTACTCATAGTATATTTTATGCCATATTAACTGATTTACCACCTTCCTCATTCTTCTTTTCTTTAGTTTCGTTAGCAAATTTATTTAACATAATCTTACTCTCAGGGTATGTAATGTTAAACAAATCATTACTGTTGTAGTTTAAATGGCGTCTTAAATTATACTCAAGATCAAGGACTGATTCAATTTTTTCATCAAATATAAACTTTAAAAAGTGTAAAAATGAATTGTCAAATAGGTTAAGCTTAAAATTGTCTATAACTGGTATTGTAAGTCCAACATCTTTATAGTTGGTGTAAATAGCTTTATACACTTCTACAAGAGGTATACTTGGTAATGAATTTAATAACTCAGTTTTTTGTTTAATATCTAAAGCTTTAACATTAATAACCTCTCCACCTACATCAATAGATATTAAACTTTCACAAATACAAAATATAATATCGTTTTCTGTAACAACAAAATTATCCGGTAACCCAAAAGTAAATTTTACATCATTGTGATCGTACTCAAATGGAGGTTGCTTAGAACTTAGTTTAGAAATAAGATAATCTACACTTAAGTTTACGTTTTTATTATCATAATTAATTTTAATTTCTTTACCAAGGGTTAAACCTCGGATGTTAATAAGGGTAAGTATTTTTTCACGAACGTCAAGCACTACACCATCTTCAACGTATGTTGATATTATTTTGTTAAAAATATTGCTTAAAGTTTTAGTATCACTTTGATTATATAGTGATTTACAAATATTTTTATAATCGTTAAAAGTAATTTCTTTTACGTTTATTGTCTTATCATCCAAGACAATAGGAAATGAAAAATTAAAACTCATCTCTGGAACGGTGATATTCTTGGTAATTTACCACTACCAATTTGTTTTAAAATATCTGGTAAAGGTATATAAAGGTTATCCTCTATTGTATAATAATTGTATAAGAAAGGTACATCGTAATGGTCTACACCTTCATCTGTGTAAGTTAAGTTCCTAGTACCAACTGATAATGGAGCACAATCATAAAAGTTCCAAACTTTTCTTGGTATTTGAGATACATTTTGATATGTTCTACTATACTGCATTATAGTTATGTTTGTTTTTATGCTTTCGGATTTTTTTCTATGTACAAAACCTTTATGAGCTGCTAATATAGCCCAAGGTCTCATAATCATATCAGTAAAAGAAGTATTTGTTTCTCTAAATCTTAGTGTTAATTGGGAATTTGCAAACGCATTTCTATTTGTAAGGATACTTCCTTGATTAAACCCTCTATTATTTTCAATAGGAGCAAATCCTGCTGCAACTGAATCATCTGGTATGTCAGCTCCATCTAAAAATATACAACCAACAATACCTTGTAAAGGGTAATTAATTAAAGCTGTTCTTGCATTATCAATACTCCAACCTTTTTTGTCACCTTGTACGTTTTCTAAAGATTGTAATACAGTTGAATTTAATGTAGCTGGAAATTCTTGTATAATAGCTATGAATTGAGTTTTTAATGGTATGGTAGCTACCCAAGACTCCATTGTTGTTAAAAAATAATCTCTAAAACTGATTAACGGTATGCCAGGTATGGCTATATTTGAAACTATTGTGCTTGGGGCTGCAAGGGTACCAGGTTGGCTAATACCACCAACCGTTGCTAATGCTGCTGTTGCATTACCTACTGCATTTAATATACCTGACATTCAAATATTTAATCACAAAAAACGCTGTACAACTAGTGTACAGCGTTACTATATTTTAATGTTCTCTACTATTATGCCGTTTTGCGCCAGTAATGGTAGGCTAAGGTAACATCAAATTTTTGTATATCACCTGTTGATGTAATGTCGTACTCTAGAGCACCGACTTGTCTAATGCTTACGCCAACTAACTGATATTGAGCAACTTTGTTTAATTGCTTATCTAATTGAACTAAATCAATAACTGCAGATTGTTTAGGTGTAAAATAATTTCCTGTGCTTGTTGCATCATTAAATGTATCATTTACAACCTGTAAAAACTTTTCTCTAATCTTTTGTGCTTCATCAGCATAAAAATTAATAACATATGCTTCACTGTTTGGATATTGAGCAACGCCTGGTATGTTAAAATTCAAACCCATGTATGGAGCTTGTACATTTGTAATGGTTTTGGCTGGCAAACTGGCTGTTCGTGCATATACCAAATCATTTGTTGATATAAAGCCTGATGGTTCAATGCCGAAGTTAATGTTAAGCACTCTAAACAAATTGCTACGTGCAAAGTCTTTAGATTGTGCTTGTGTGTAAAAGTCCTGTATGGTTTGCGATACGTCTGCCATATTATTATTTAGTCAGTTATAGTTAAATTGTCGTGTTTATTTCTTCATATATTCAAGACTTTTAATAAATAATAAATATGTTTACAATGGATAATATAAGTCATACTTCTGGCATTTATAAAATAGTGGATACTGAAAAACATAGGTATTATA